GAAAACAATGGTGTTGCTACTTTTGGTTCTTCTGTTGCTCCTAGCACAAACTATACTTTTAGAAATAAGATCATCAATGGTAATCTAAAATCAGCAAGAGTTATCAATCAACGTGGTGCATCTTCTATTACTGGAGCAACTGGTTACACTTATGACCGATGGTATTATGATGGTTCTAATTATTTGTATCAGGGAATAGAAGATTTAAATGTGAACAATGGAACATATTGTGTGAGTTGGGTAGGTTCTGATATTACTGCTGAATATTTACTTTCAACAGATACAACCGCAAACAATGGTTGGGATGGTGCTGGAACATTTCAAACTGTTGCTAATGGTGGAACATTCACAGTCAACGAAAGTCCTGAGCATGGAAAACATCTCTGGATTCGATTTAGTGGAACACTCAGTAATTTAAACAAAGTAATGGTGGAAGAAGGCACAGTTCCAACTCCTTTCGAGCATCGGCCCTATGGGGTAGAGTTAGCGTTGTGTCAGCGGTATTACGAAATTGGGAAAATATATAATAATGGGTATTATACGACTGTAACTTACAAGGTTACTAAAAGAGCAACACCAACAATTATAACGAGTCAAAGTTCATCCTGGACTAGCGGTGCTGTTGGGACTTCTGCTTATACGACAACAGGTTCGGGGATATCTCCAGATTTGAATAATTTTATTATAAGCAACCCAAATGACGCTCATGTAGGCGCTTCTTGGACATCTTCAGCGGAGTTATAGAATGTATAAACAAATTTTTGATTATCTCACAAATCAAGTTGCAGTGGGTACAATTCAACGTATATCTGATAACGCTTGTATTCCATTCGATCCAGCAAACACAGACTATCAAGAATACCTGCAATGGTTAGCCGAAGGTAACGAACCACTACCAGCAGATGAACCTGAACAACAACCAGTAGGAGAATAAATACATTATGTCAGGAACACTATACGCAGATAATTTTCATGGTAAACTAATGATCTCACATAAAATAAAAAAGAATAAATGAGCAATAGTACAGTATATCTTGATAAAATTTATAGCAAAGATGGTAATACTGAAATAGTAGACACGGTAAATCGTTCAGTCAAGGCAAAAACTATTGAACTAGGCGGAAACATAATCGCAAGTCACAGTGGTGTAGAGGGTGCTGGAACAGTGACTTTACAGAATGCTACTTTGGATAGTGGTGTTGTGTTTCCTGCTGGGCATGTAGTCCAAGTCAAAAGGGGAATTTCAACAACTGAGGTTCAAACAACAACTAATGATACTTGGACAGATATGGGATTAAGTGTCGCTATCACTCCAAAGTATGCAGATAGTCTAATATATGTTAGTTACACAGCCGGTGTAACTATAGCACAACCAGATCATGTTGGAACTAAAGTGGTTAGAACTGGCCCAGCAACTAGTGACCTTAGTATTCATGCGACTTACGACTCAGATAATCAATATAGCACTACTTTTGTAGCATACTCCTCTTTTGATTTGCCAAATACAGATAGTGTTGAATGTACTTATACTGTCTGGTTTTACATTGATGATAATGCTACAAATAACTTTTATTTTAATTATAATTATGTATTAGCAGGAGAAGCATACATTGTAGCTATGGAGGTGAAACAATGAGAATTGATGCCGGATTAGCTATTAGAGATTTAGGTATTAAAGATTTTGTTTTATATGGCAATCCAGCTAACGAAACTGAATTTTTAAGAATGTTTAAAAAGATAATCGGTAAAGATCAAAATAAACATGCTATCGTAAGCCATGATCCAAATGATTTTGAAGTTACTTGGCAACAAATTGAAGCAAAAATCGCAGAACTCCAAGCAGCCGAACCAATGCGTCTACTAAGAATGCAACGCAACCGCTTAATCCAACAAACAGATTGGAGAGCAACTGTTGATTATCCAAATCCAGACAAACAAGCATGGCTAGACTATCGTCAAGCACTAAGAGATTTACCAGAAACAGCAGACCCACAACTTGATGAGAATGGACAACTTACTAACATAGTTTGGCCAGAGGAACCACAATGAGCGATAATCTAGAACTTATTAAACTAGCAATTGTAACATAACTATTCTTATAAATAAAGGTAAACACTTTATTTTTTCAAGAAAGTTGTTATGCCTGTTCCATCCACAAGAGAAGAATTTAGAAAATATTGTCTCCGAGCACTTGGACATCCTGTTATTGAAATAAATGTTGATCCTGACCAAGTTGAAGACAGAATAGACCAAGCACTTCAATATTTTGCTCAGTATCATTATGATGGTGCCGAAAGAGTTTATCTAAAATATCAAGTTTCTCAAGCAGATATTGATCGAGCAAGATCCGACAATACGCTTGCAACAGTTACTGATGTAGATGGTACAACTACTGCTGCTTGGAAAGAACAAAAAAATTACATTCCTGTTCCAGATTCCATTCTTTCAGTCATCAAAGTATTTAATTTTAGCGACAAAGGCAACATCAACATGTTTGATGTTCGGTATCAGCTAAGATTGAATGACTTATATGATTTCTCATCAACTTCCATCATTCATTATGACATGACTATGCAGCATCTTGACTTGCTGGATAGTATTTTAATTGGTCAAAAACCGATTCGACACAATCAGCATCAGAATCGCCTGTACATTGACATGGATTGGCAAAATGATGTTGTGGACGGTGAATATATTGTGATTGAAGCAATTCGTAAACTTGATCCAGCTACATTTCCAGATATTTGGAATGACATGTATCTAAAAAGATATGCCACGCAACTAATCAAAATGCAATGGGGCAGCAATCTGATCAAGTTTAATGGTGTTCAGATGTTGGGCGGTGTGACCATGAATGGTGAAACAATTTATCAACAAGCACAGGAAGAGTTATTAAAACTAGAAGAACAGATTCAGTTGGCTTACGAACTTCCACCTGAAATCATGATAGGATAAAGAATGCCAACTTCGGTTTATTTTGACACAGGAACAATACCAGAACAGAGACTGTATGAAGACCTGATTATTGAGCAACTTCGAGCATTTGGTCAGGAAGTTTTTTATCTTCCAAGAACACTGGTAAATGAAGATACTATTCTTGGAGAAGATCCTCTTTCTGAATTTAATGATGCATATTTGATTGAAATGTATGTAGAGAATATTGAAGGATATGATGGTGAAAAAGAATTGATGACCAAGTTTGGACTTGACATTCAGAACGAAGTTACTTTTGTTGTAGCCAGAAGACGTTGGGAACAATTAATTTCAATTGATCAGAATTTGATTGTGAGCACAAGACCAAATGAAGGTGATCTAGTTTATTTTCCCAGAACAAAACATCTTTTTGAAATATCATTTGTTGATCATGATGATCCATTCTATCAGGTTCAAAATCTTCCTGTTTATAAACTAAAGTGCCGATCATTTGATTATAGTTCAGAACAAATTGATACGGGAATTGTTGAAATTGACAATATTGAAACAACTTATTCACTTGATGTTTTAAGTTATCAATTAACACTAGAAGATGGTACAGGATCAGTTCTACAAGAAGGTGAAGGAACAAATTATTTGTTGAATGAAGATTATACTATTGAAACAAAAGATACTAAAGCACAGAATGATATTTTTGACACATTCAATAACACCGTTCTAGATTTTAGTGAAAGTAATCCATTTGGAGACATAACATGATTGGAGATCATTTTTATCATGCTACAACCAAAGATATTGTTGTAGCATTTGGTTCGCTTTTTAATAACATATTTTTGACTCGCACAAATTCAGCAGGACAGATTACGCAAAAGATGAAAGTTCCATTGGCATATGGTCCAAAACAAAAATGGCTTACACTTTTATCCCAAAATGCTAATCAGACAAAGGCTGTTGCAATCACACTTCCTAGAATCGGATTTGAAATTCAAACACTAGAATATGATTCTACAAGAAAACTGAATCGTGCCATTAAGGTAAAAAAGAAGGCAGATACTAATTCAGCATTAGCATCTTCATACATGCCTGTTCCTTATAACTTGGCATTTGAATTGTATGTGATGGCAAAAAATTCTGATGATGCACTACAGATTGTGGAACAAATCTTGCCTTTCTTTCAACCAGAATATACTGTCACACTAAGAGAAAGACCAGAACTTGATATTATTCGTGATGTTCCAATTGTGCTGAACAGCATTAGTTATGAAGACAATTATGAAGGCGAATTTACTGCCAGACGAGCAATTATATACACATTAAACTTTAATGTCAAGTTTTTCTTGTATGGACCAGTAAGTTCTCAGAAAGTTATCAAAGCAGTTCAGGTGGATCAATACACAAATACACCAGATGTTGCTGTGGCCAGAGAACAAAGATATTCTGCTACACCTGATCCGGTAACCGCATCGTTTGATGATGATTTTGGATTTAACGAAACAACATCGTATTTTGAGGATGCAAAAACCTACAATCCAACAACAGGTCAAGATGAATAAAACACTGGATACTCTTGATGAAGTTCTTGGAATTGCTGATGTTGTGGAGACTGCAACAGCTGTTGTTACTCCACCATCTGTTCCCAAAACAAAAATAAATGAAGAAGACATAAATAATGATTATAAATATCAAAGAGAGAATCTTTATACATTGGTAGAACGTGGACAGGATGCAATTGAAGGAATACTAAATATTGCAAGAGAATCCGACCAACCAAGAGCATATGAAGTTGCAGGAAATCTGATTAAAAATGTTGCTGATGTAACAGACAAATTGATGATACTACAAGAAAAAATGAAGAGTGTAAAATCAGAATCAAATACTGGACCAAGAAGTGTTACAAACGCATTATATGTTGGAAGTACTGCCGACCTACAAAAATTACTGAAGGGAAACAAAGAGAATGCCATTAACAAGAATTAAACTTACTGCCATTGCGGATGGTGGAATTACAGCTGCAAAACTTGCAAATCCACTAAATCTTTCTTCATTTGATGTTACCCTACCACAAGGTGTGGGCGGAACTAATTGGACAAATCCTGTAAAAACTTCAAGTTTTACTGCTGTTTCTTCCAATGGATATTTTGTAGATACAACTTTGGGAGTGGTAACAGTAACACTTCCTGCTTCTCCTTCGGCAGGTGATTATGTTTCACTTGTTGACTATGCTGGAACAAATAGCAGAACAGGAACTGATGCAAATGGTTTCTATACTAATCGCATTCAGATTAATCCAAATGGTTCAAAAATTAATGGTTCTACTGATTACAAAGATATTGGTGCCAGTAGAGGTGGTGCACAGCTGGTTTATGTAGATTCAACACAAGGTTGGGTTGTAACCGATGCTGCAAATGAGAACACTGTAAAAGCACTTCTTCCATCAACTCCAACAATTAATGTTGGTGGTATATTGAATGAAGCTGATGAAGCATGGTTCCAGACTGCTGGAGATACTATTACAGTAAATGGTACTGGATTCATGGAAGGTGTAAGTGTTGTTCTTATTGATACAATTGGTTCAACAGAATACACAGCAGATAATGTGGTTTATGTAAGTTCAAATCAAATAACTTTTGATATTCCTGCTGGTGTTATTACTTCTGGTCAAACACCTGGAGAAGATCCATTTGATGTCAAAATTATCAATTCTAATGGTTCATTTGTTATTAATTCTGATGCTCTTGAATATGCTCCAACTCCAACATTCCAGACTTCAAATGCAAGTCCTCTCGGACTTGTAAAAGCTACAACAAATGATCCAAATGCTGATGCATTTGCTGATCTTGGTGTGACCATTTCTGCCGTTTCTCTTGATCCTGATGACACAATTACCTATGCAATTACTACACTTCCAACAGAACTTACTGGATTGACAATTAATTCAACTACAGGTGCATTGGAAGGTGGAATTCCAACAAATGGATTTCCTGCCGATGATACTTCTACTGGTTATACATTTACGGTTACTGCTACTGCAACATCAGCTGAAACAAGTGATACAAAAACAGATACAAGAGATTTTGTAATTACCTTGGAAGGTAATGTTTCTGCTCCAACTGTTACCAGTGTTGACCAAGATTATATTTCACAATCTGGAACAGAAATCACAGTAACAGGAACAGGATTTAAAGATGCTCCAACTGTTACTTTGTTGGCACCCGACAGCACACCATATGTGGCATCATCTGTGACTTTTGATTCGGATACGCAAATCAGATTCCAAACAACTGCTGCCATGGCAACTGCAATTGAAACAGTGGGACAAGTTTCTGGAGATGAAAGATTTGACTTGAAAGTTACAAATCCAGTAAGTGGATATTCTAAAGAAGATACTCTTGCTGACACATTTGAATATGCTCCAACTCCAACATTTAATCAAGCATCTGGATCAGTTGGATCATTAAATACAGCAGCAAGCCAAGATTATTCAACTCTTACAACTACAACTCTTGATGCCAATCCAGTTGACCCTGATGATACTATTACATATTCTCTTACCAATGTAGCAACCGAACTTGCTAATTTGGCAATTAATTCATCAACCGGAGCAATTTCCGGAACAGCTGATTTGAGTGCTGTTACACCTGCTGATTATAATTTCACAGTTGTGGCAACTGCTACTTCTGCCGAAACTGGTAATGTAAAAACTGATAATCGTGTTTACACCATTACAGTTGCATCTTCTGGCTTCTACACTTATTCGGTTGACCAGTCATTACGGTTTGATGGGGGTAGTTATTTGAGTAGGAGTCCTACTACAGAAGGTGATCGTAATACTTGGACTTGGAGTGGTTGGGTTAATCGGACAACAACTTCCGTAAATAATGGCATATTCTCTGCCGGAACTTCTTTTGGTGCCAATAACGATAATCTAGAAACAATATCTTTTTCTTCTTCTTCAGGTAATGGAGATAATTTAGAGATTGCATCTGAAAATAATCAAGCACTTAGCTACCGTTTAATTACTACTCAATTATTTCGTGATACATCTGCTTGGTATCATATTATTGTTGCTGTTGACACAACTCAACCAACCTCCACAAACCGAATTAAACTCTATATCAATGGGGTCCAAGTAACTGATCTTGGAACATCTACATATCCGTCACAAAATTACGACAGTTGGATAAATTCAACAAATAGTCATCGCATTGGTGTTAGGTCTTCGACTGATTTCAACGGCTACATGGCAAAAATCCAATTGATTGACGGCGCAGCACTAGACGAATCATATTTTGGAGAAACCAATCAAGGAATTTGGATTCCAAAAGTATATGACGGTACAAGCCCAACAGGACCAACAATAACAGATTCAGATACTCACGGAACTGGCACGGGTATTTACGGCACAAACGGATTCCATCTTGACTTCAGTCCTGCAAGCATAGTATACAACGGAACAACAATCACACAAATCAATGATGTCTCTGGTAGAGGTAATCACTGGACTGCAAACTAAAAGAACAAAACTAGGAGAAAATAAAAATGGCATTTAGTAATCACGACCTTGTATTTGACAGTCCAACGAATAATTTTGCTACGTTGAATCCATTAGATAAAGGTTCGGAAGTATCTTTATCAGACGGTAATTTGAATCCAACTTGGTCTGGCGTTTTGGGTCACAGTGTTAGATCTAATATTTCATATCCAAAAACGGGGAAATGGTATTTAGAAGTGGTAAGTGGTGCTAACAGATCAATGGGAGTTATTGATATTTCTAAACCGATAGTTCCTGCTTCGGGTGCTTTGTGGCCTGGAGGGGATGGATTCGGTTCAGCAGGTTCTTATGCGTTAGCTCCAGATGGAGAAAAAGTTTCAAATAGTGTTTATGTTGAATATCTTAGCGCCATTTCAAGCGGGAGCATAGTTAAAATTTTATATGATGCTGATTTGGGAGAATTAAAATTTGGTATTGACTCAGGAAATTTAACAACCGCATACACTATTAGCACAGATATAACATGGGCATTCGCTATTGGTTTATGGACTAATACTGCCGGATCTAACATATGCAACTTCGGTCAAGACCCCACCTTTGGTGGAAATAAAGTACCAACAAAAGTATACACCGATGCTAACGGAATTGGTAGATTCTTCCACGAACCACCTACTGGTGCATTGGCACTCTGTACTGCAAATCTTGCAGCTGCAACAACTGCACCCACAGAATACATTGTTGATGAAACAAATCAACATCTTCTCACATACAACGGAAACGTCACACAATCCAAGTTCACTCCGTATGCAACTGATGGGTATAGTGCATGGTTTACCAGTGATATTGCATCTTCACAACTGAGAGTTCCTACTGATACAAATTTGGAGTTTGGTACAGATGATTTTACTGTTGAATTTTGGATGTATCATCACGGAGGAGATGATTATGAAACTATCATTAGTTATCCACAGTGGAGAGGAAATGATAATGCAGATGGCACAGCATGGCAAATTCGCTTAGAACCTGGAAATAATTTAGCAACTGATTATAGCAATGGTAGTGCATGGATTTATAATGGTAGCCATACTGATTTAGTTATTAAGTCAGGATATTGGAATCATGTTGTTCTACAAAGAAATGGTGGAGATATTAAATTATATTTAAATGGTATAGCAAGTTCATCTATATACACTATAGGGTCAGGAAGCATACAATCATCAAGTTCATTCAATACGAATTTCCTTTGTATTGGAGGATATGAACAGACTGAACAAGATTTAGGAGCAAATCTTGCTGATATTAGAATTGTTAAAGGTTCTGCGGTTTACACTGAAGATGGTAACGGTAATATAACACCTCCATCAGAACCACTTACAAATATTACAAATACTCAATTTTTATTGTCAACATCATCTAACAGATTCGTAGATTCTTCTTCTAATGATTATACAATAACAACAAACGGTTCTCCAGAAATCTCAGATTGGTCTCCGTATACACCTGAAGCAGTTCGTACAGGCTATGAATACAGAAATCCAGATGAACATGGTGGAGGAAGTTTTTATTTTGATGGAACAAATAATCTAAAAACAATTGATAGTACAGATTGGAATCCTGAAGCACAAGATTTTACTGTAGAAGGATGGTACTACCTAACAGAAACCGGTAATTTTTATTTTATGTGGGGTACAGGCGGAAGTGATGGCAATGAAGATATTGCAATGAGAGTGAATACAGATAATACAATAAATGCATATCTTAGAGATTCTGCTGGAACTACATTTACAAGAACTTCTACAAATACTGTTTCTAAAAATTCTTGGAATCATATTGCATTAGAAAGATATAATGATGTTATTAAAATTTATTTAAATGGAGTTGCAGAAACAAATACATTTGATGCTACCTCTTGGTCTGGGTACAATAGTGAAACAGGAATGACAATTGGTGCTTTTGGTGATTATTCATCTGGATATTGGAAAGGTTACATTGCAGATTTAAGATTTGTAAAAGGTTCTGCGGTTTATCAAGGAAACTTTACTCCTCCTACTGCTAAATTGTCTACAGTTACAAACACAAAATTTTTGCTTCAGCCATAC